GGTTTACCATTCGGACCGTTAACAATGTTTCCTTGTGAATCTTTAACAGGCCCATAAAGTCTCGTATCAATCTCTCGACTTATTTTAGGAAGAAGAGTTCCATAAGCTTGTGCAACTTTTTGATACTCTTGTGGAGTATGTTTCTCAGGATGCGCTAAATAATCCAACATGTCTTGACTCGTTTTAAGTCCGACACTTTCAGCAGTAGCCATCTGAAGTTCATTCACAGCATTATAAATTCTGTTTTGAGCAATAGGAACAGCTCGTTCCGAGTAATTTTCTCTGACTGCTTTTTCCTCATTCAAGCTATTCATATTCTGAGTATGTTGCCATTCATTTGCTTGAACTTTATTGGACCATTGAAGTCCTTGATCGGGAGTCCATTCTCCACTGTGAACTCTAGCCATAGCTACATCAGCTGTTACACCGGCAACAGAACCACCCATACGTGACTTGATTTCAGTCAAAGCCATATCTTTATATTTATCTTTACCCGTTAGAAAACTGTTAATATCTCCTAAAAGCTTTTGATGATATTCATTGGCTGTATGTGCTACGCCAGTTGCTTCCCTGACTCCTTCGTCAAACTGCGCTCTGAAGAATGGAAATTTTGAACGAGTATCTTTTTGAAACTGTAAAATTCTTGCATCCATATAGGTGTTCGACATAGCGCCATTCGCTTTACTGGACTGCAGATTTTCAATAGTTGTTCCGGCATTCATTACTTCTTGAGGAGCTTTATTAGGATCATCCGCTTGCCCTCGAGTTCCCAAAAGACTTCCTTGATCTATTCCCAGACTCCCTGCAATACCTTCAAGCCGGGCTGTATCTTCATTAAGAATATCTTCAGCACCAGACTTAGCGTAAGCTTTTGTAATGTCTCCGCCTATTTTTCCTACATTCTCAAGAGCACTCCCAATCGCTTTACCAGCAATCTCTCCCCCTTGATCACCACGAGGTTGTTGCCCTGCTCTAGACCACCCCAACCAATTATCTTCTCGCGTAGGTCTCGGTTCGAAAGATGTTAAATCTACCATATTATTTTAATCCTTGAATGTATTGATTACGACGAACGTCTTTGAGTTGTGGCGGAACATGTTTAGTACCAAACGATTCTTTAGTTCTATCAATTATTGTTTCCCAACCTTTCGATGCGCGAGCCATCCATGCAGGCTTATCTTCTTCAGGAGCAAACATATCTGAATAAGCAAAAGCATTTGCCATAAAGGCATTACCGTTGGAGATATCTTTGTTATCGTAAGCTTCAAGACCTCTATGATATTCTTCAATAAACCTCTTTTCAGCCCACTGTTGTGTTTCCTTTTCAGCCTTTGCAGCAGCAGACATGAGATACATATCGGTAGCTTCTTGAGGTTGAAGACCTGTAGTTCCCATTAAGATAGATGAAAACAAATCCATCTTGCCAGATAAGGTTTCACCTTTCTTAGTTATAAGCCTGCCCGTTGCGGCGGCTATATAAGATCTCCACGTATTGTTAAAGCTTCCTGCTTCCTTGGCTATCTGAGCATAATGTTCAGCCATGATGTTGAATCCACCTGGATCACCTCTAAAGGTAGACATGACCTTCTGATAGAAGGGATTAAAGGATTCAAAGACACTTGCAAGTGTAGAACCAGAAGCTCCCATAACCATCTCCCATGTTGGTTTGTCTCCATAAAGAAGATCATAGACGGGAGTAGCACCAGTCGTACCTAAACGTTCACCAACGTTGTAATACGTACCGGTCATAGAATCAATTAATTGCGATATAGCACCTTCTGTAAAGAAGGATTCAACTTGATTCTGACCTGGCGTGTATCCATTCTGAATCATGTTCTGACGTAGAACATCTGAAGGAATACCAGTGATCCCGAGACCAACAGGTAATCCGTACATCATAGCATTGGTTATTAACAACCGTCCTTTTTCAAGAGGAGTGAGACGCTTACCCCACATCAATTCAGCCTGACGAATTGTGTATGTAAAGAATTGTGTTGGGAAAGCCCCCCACCCTCGTTGATAAAGAGCATTGGATGCACGATTCATATTACCGTTGAGAAGACTAGCTCTGTCTAGAATCTTAAGCTTGTCAGCATTATTCATAATTGTCTTACCGGAAGTCTCAGCATATTCCTTCCATGCTGTGAACCAAGCGCCAGCGCGAACATTACGTTCACCTTCTGTGAAGGGCCAAGCACCCATATCTAAGAACTTACCCCATGCAGTCTTGAACATTCTATTTGACATGGGATCATCAATCATAGAGTATTCTCTACCGACATTAAAAAATCCCGTATCCATTGCATCCTTACGAGCAGCAATGAACTGTCCGTCACCCCAACCAAATCGCGTTGCATGTTTGTCAAGTGTTTTTATGAAAGCTTCGCTTGCATTGCGTCTCGTGAACTGCCACATTAAAGCTGCAGTCGTTCCTTGCATTGCACGAGTTGGACCTGCAATACCCAATATGTTTGTATAGGTTTGTCCTTGGACTAATAGCTGCGGAATAGAAAACAATCCCATCTTAAGATGGAATGTCATTGACCTTAGTAATCTTGTCGGATCAGAGAGCTGATGTGCTGTCCATGTAGCATCGTATCCTTTATCGGATAACCAACGAGTAGCTCCAGGGAAACGTTCATAGGTAGCGTCAACAAGTTTCTGACTCCACGCATGCGTTATCGCATCGGTTTCAGATACCTGCCCAACGAATTGTTTAATCTGCATGCGAGCTGTTTCAAGTTCTCGTGCACGTATAGGATCCCAGCCTCTTCCGAGTTCTCCGTGGTGAAACCAATATAACGGTGAAGCTTGTAATTCACTTTCAGTGAGACCGCTTGCCAAGAGTCCTTCACGAGCTTCACGAACCCAAGTTTCTATAGCCTGTGTCTTCATGTCGTTCATGATTGTCGTATTGGCAATCTTAGTCATTGCTCTATCCATTGTAGGAATAGCATCGAGCAATGGAGCAGGTTCCCAATTGTAAGCGGGATTAGATATGGAACCTTTATTATTCAAAGTCATGAGAGTATCACGATCGCGCTCCTGAGAAAACTCAGTAAGATGTTGTAAACTCATATCTCCATGCTTTGTAGCATCAGTAAACCTACCTTCAGGATACCGAGAAAGCAAACCAGCTTTATCAATGTTCATGAGATTCTGATTGGCTCTTACCATTTGAAATGGTTCTGTGAGACTGAAGAGAGGTTTAGCTCCCGCAATCATTTTACCATCGGGACCTCTTATAGCAGTGGGTCTAAACCAACCATAGACTTCTTTCCAATCCATCTTCAGAGTATTCTCAACGATGTCTTTGGCAGCAGCTAGATTAGCAGGAGTAGCACTTCTCAAGAATTGTCTAACTTTCTCTATGTGTCCAATGATGGCACGACCTACAGCTCCATTGATAACAGGCATGAGTGTATTAACACCAACACCATGATAGAACTTCTCTCCATCGATGTTTTCTGTTTTTACATCAATCTGTTTGATATAGTTATCCCATTTGGAAATAAAATGTCCACCACCGCGCCAAGGAAGTTGCTTCTGCCAGTCAAGAGCTTTGTTTTCAATGTTCTTGGTCATCACCCAGATGATGTGATCTGTATCTTTGATACCTGCATAACCAGCAAGAGGATTCTGAGTGGGAGCGTAAACGCGTGCTGCTTTCATAGCGCCGCTTTTGACTTGCCAGTCGTATCTTGCTTTTTGAAGATTGTTTAGTTTTCCAATCTTAGTTACTTTTGCTTTACCGTCATCCCCAATGATTGCAATAGTATCGCTCGTGTGTCCCGAAGGAAATTCAGCATGAGATTTAGCATCAAACTCAGGTGAATATACTTGCTCACCATCTTTGATTGTGAACATACGATGCGACATAACTCCGTTGCGATATTTGTTACTTACAATATCGATAACACGAAGAGCATGATCAATCTCTTGAATACGTTTGAAAGCAAAGTAAGCGGCTACTTCAGGATCAGTAGGTAGACGATGGATCCATTCCATATACTTCATCTGAAGTTCACCTACAGTTTTAAACGTATAACCTATTTTACCATTTGTAGGATCTCTGACTTCTCGCGCAGCATTTACTACACGTTCAAAGTCATCCCATACTGCTTTCTTATTTGTACCAAAAGGAATGTTGGGAGCAAGTTTACGAATCTCTTCTGCTTGATCGAAAACATACTTTTCTATACGCGAAGAAGCGAATGTAGCAACTTCTCTATTTCGAGTCATCCAGTCTGAGAGAGTTTCATTGGGAGTCCTAAGCCGACTCAAGAAAGAATTAAGAACACCTCCAGTAGGTGTTAAGTCTGTAGATAACTTTGCATAATACTGACGCATCCCTGGAGCTGTTTCGTCAACAGGAAATGCTTTACGAATGTAAAAACCTGAACCTGCTTGTCCTAAAGAAGTTCCAGGAGGAGGAGCAAACTTAGTTACTCCGCTTGCCAAGAGAGCTTCATCTCCTTGAATTTGAGCTCCTACATCTGTAGCTTCCTTCATAATTTGAGATCGTGTCTTACCTCCGAAAGACTTTGCAGCACGGGATGACCAACGAGGAGCCGCCATGATTTTACGCAGTTCTTCGAAGATTACTTTGTTGTCTGCAATTCTTTTGGCGAGATCAATTGGAGCCGGTGGTCCATGTAATCGTGCAATAGGTTCACCGACATAATCATGTCCAGTCAGTCCGTTTTCTTTAGCGACTCTACCTGCATGTCCGAGACTTCCGAAAGGTTCCTGACTGTTCTTTCCAAAGAATGCATCTACAAACCAACTCTTGGTAATTGGATTATACCAAGGTTCACTGAGATTCCATATACGCGAAGCAAGAGTTTTATTATTGTCGATGACTTGCTGTTGTGCAGCTTCCATTGCTGGACGATACCTCTCTGCTAATGCAGGGATACGTTCAGCATGCGTAAGATCAGACATCATTTGTGGAAAAGTACGTATGAGTTCATCATACTTATCCAACAATTGTTGAGAACCTGCAAGATCCATACCAACACTTCGATATTGCTGTGCTTCTTGAGCAATGTTCTCACGACCTAATTTAAAGAGATATGGAAGATCATCTAATGCATCTTGAAGAGGATCTGCTCGTCGAGCTCTCTTAATAATACTTCCCCAAGTTCTTTGAATAGTTGCTTCTGCAACATTACCAGCAGATAGTGAAGCAGCTAATTCTGGATTATCTTTTGAAATTCCTGCAAGAACTTGTTGACGCACAGCAGTACGTATTTGATTACGCATACCTATATTTGTAATCGTTTTACCAGCAAAACCGCCTTCAATACTTATGAGAGGCATAACATTCTCTAAGAAGCGTTGATCAGAAGTCATACCTAAAACATCATCAGCAAACTCTTTAGCCATTGCTGGATTATCAGCTTTAAGAGTGTTATAGAAGTTTAAATATTCTTGACGATAATCAGGAGAATTCCAAAGATTGGTTACAGCTTCTCTACGTTGATCGCCTGGAAGAGACAACCAACTTGTTCCAGGAACATGTTGTTTAATAAAAGAATATAGACCTGATGCTTCTTTAAGTCTATCGACAGCCCAGCTGGGCCATGACTGTTTCTCAGCATTTGCATGAGCATCCTGCTGCATTGTTTGAAAGAACTCGAGACGCGCTCTAGCTTCAACACCTGTCGATATTTCTTTCTCTACTTCAGCAGGCATCTGAACGTAAGCATCTTTAAGCCAATTAGTTTCTTCTTTACCTACAGGCCAATTAAGATGATCCATATACCTTTGAGCATAATGATCTTCAATAACAGTTGGTGGATAATTATGAGCCCTCGTAATATCGTCGAGATCTGATTGAGAAAGTAAACCACCCTTCTGTTGCATCATACCCATTACTGTCTGTTGTCTCCGTGCAGTATCCTGCTCATACAATGCATTAACAATGTACTCACGCATAGGATTCTCTTGCCCGGAAACAAAAGCATTGTAATAGTCGTCATACCCTTTATCTACTTTTCCTCTTAATCCGAAAGTAGCTTTAGTAGCTCTGTCTGCTGCTATCGCAGGAGGCAGAGGCTTATTGGGGTCATCGAGAGGAACTCCTTTATCTTCAACCGGTTGTGGATTTAAAGAAACTCCTTCATCTGTAGGATTGTTATAATCATCGACCATTCATTAAACCATACTTCCCATCTTCATCAAGCCACCGCCAATAGCAGATATACCGGCAGCATCAGCTTTCTTACCTTCGATACCAGCCTCGCTCATCTTAAGAGAGTTAAGCATATCGTTGAGATCAAACATCTTCTCACCAAACTGTAGACTCTGTGAAATACCGAGTCTATTTACATTTCCTTGACCGGAAGTACCTGCTTGAGCTCCTGCAAGTCCTGAACTGAACTGACCTCCGGAAGCTTGTCCAGCAGCCAATTGCATAGAACGACTAACCTGCATTTGTCGTATTTGTTCTTTTTGTTGCCTGTCGGCACTCAACTCCATTGCAGCACGACGTGTGTTATCTTGTAGTTGTTCGTTTGCGAGTTTATCTTTTTCAATCTGAGCTTCTTGATGAGCATACTTGGAAGCTTGAAGACTTCCGTAAAGCTCCAGACCAAAGCCTGCAGCTTCCATACCCATTCCAACAGGACTAACCATTACCTATATTCTCTATTATATCTTTAATTCTTATGTTACGAAGTCTGAAATAAGCTTCAGCATGTTTTCGTAAACTTGTGAAGGTTGTGAATTGTAATCCTTGTAAAGCCGGAGGAAGTTTAGCTGGAGCACTATATCGCATAGTCCAGAGACTGGTAGATTCATCTTGAATAGCATGTAAAGGAACGTCTGTTAAGAAGTACTTATATTCCTTTTCACCCTTCTCAGATCTGGTATATGTTTCTCCAGGTATCTTTTCGAGCATTATGACTTTATTATTTGAAGTATTAATCAACGATTCATTCCATTCATCATATGTTTATATTAGTTTCACTCCAGACGCTCCAACCCATCAAATCGAAAGGTTTACCGTCTACAGATGTTACATGAATTTGCATTGCTAAGCCTCTGCCCCTAAGTCTTATTTTGTGATACATATTAAAGAAGTTATTGGGAGAGTTGCTTTTTATTTGTCTTGTGCTCCATTTGCCTGTTAAACCGCTTCCGGCATAATCCCAAACAGCAGCTATACCGTAAGAGTTACTCGAAGGATTTCGAGAAAACATATACACATACGGCGTCTGAAACTTAGTTAAGAACTTACCTGCTGAATTATAACCGGAGAAGAAATAACTGATGAAGTTATATCCTGTATTATTCTCATTAAAGAAGTCTCTGAAAGTATTGAAATCGTTCTCTTCTGCAAACGTTATCTTTGAACCTACAGAAACAATATATTTAAGTATTGGAGCAGGAGCCCCGCTTCCACCTGGATTCTGGATATATTTAATATCATTTACTTGTGAACTACTTGCAGGCAATGTAAAAGGATAAAAAGCTTTAGTAACTACATTGTAATTTAATATAGTATCATAATTATATCTATTGTTTATTCCAGACTCGTTGGTACTTCTAAAACACCACTGAACAATATAACTTAATTGATCATAGTCTCCTCTCGCAAAAGGTTTACTAATCAATGGAATATTATTGTAATAGGATAAAATAGTTCCGAGACATAGATTCTGAACATCCAATTGAATGTCCGGACTATGTGCTGAACCTGATGTTGCAGCAGGGAGAACATGATATATTCCTTCTTGATTCCAGAACATTGGATAACCCTGCATCTCAACGAATGAAGAACCAGATATAGCTTGTATATTGGATATCTTTGTTACATTGAAATCACTAGCTGTAAATCCAATACCTGAACTACCGCTTATAAACCATATACCGTTAGCAGCAAATACAAGTAAACCAAACCTTAATGGGAACAGTTTATAGATTGCTCCTGATCCAGGAATAGTTATTGTTCCTCCGTCTGAAGGAAGTAATGAAAATAGATTCTGTGAGGTGGGATCGTTGTTCTCATAACATCTTCCAAAATTAAGAGGACTTTCTACTATCTGTGAGAAGTATACAGTTTCAGTCCATGTCGTATTGGGAGCGTCTCCAATCGCAGGATCAAAAGCATTGATACCTGAATACCAAACTCTTCCTTGATAGAAAGCTCCTGTACTTGGTCTCGACACAGTTGTTATCGGTGTGAGACCAGGAATACTCGATGCTGAAGAACGATCTTGATTGAAAACACTTAATACGAAGGATCCTTTAGGAGCTGGAGACTGTACTGCTTGAACATTAGCTAGTGTTGTTAAAGGATCAAAAGAATTATCAGTCTTTTTATACAACCACCATATATCCGAATTAGAAGGATAGTTTCCAACAGCAGCGAACCAAGTATTGATAAAACCTACGTTAATCAAAGACATATTTACATTGGCTGCAGTATCAAAGAAATTACCACCTTGCCAAAATCCTGTTTGATTCAAAGGATGGTTGTTATTACTATTGAAATTAACAGTTATGGAAGGAGTCGTATAAGCCGTAACAACACCTGTTAGCGTAACTTTTCCAGTGAGATTGTTATTGTTGGGACCAGTCTTCGAACAAGGATTCACATCCATTTGAACTTGACTCCCAATAGTTACAACGGATGTACTACTTTGTGAAATCAATGTAAAAGTTATAGTTTGAGGTCCAGTATTCTGATCATTCAAAGGAATTTGACCTTTATATGTAGTAATACCTGTCCAACCAGATCCTTGTGTCCATCCTTGATTGATTAAGTTATATTTGTGTTCATCATTCAGAGTACTAGGTCTAAAATTATCAGCGACTCCTGTTTCTGGTATACCAACAAAATCTCTCATTTGCAGAGTTATTACATTTGCAGTTACAAGATTATTGTTAAAGATACAATAAAAAGGATCACAATTGGGATGAAATACAAACAAGTATCCATTGCCCATTGCATACTGACATTCTTGAAATACTGGATTAATTGTGTTATCCGCTCTAAATCCGAGAAGATTTACTACAGAAGGTAGACGAGTGGTCGATAAAGGACTACTTAGAGTAGCTGAACTCGATTTCCAGAAATGTAGATTGTTTCCAATCTGTTGTACCAATATCTGACTTGTTCCATCGCCACCTGCATTCAACCATCTAAAAGAAGATCTTGCAACTCCTCCAGCTGCATTGATACTATTCAGAGCAAAGTTAGATTCGTAGTTGATACCTCCACGACGTTCAACATCTCCAATTAAAGTATAAACGCAGTTCTGTGTATCAGTAGCTGCGTTTACAGGAAAGTTTAAGCCGGTGTATTCTGTTTTCAGTCCAGCGATAAAATGATTTTCAACGGTAGGAACTGGTTGTTGTTGTAGTGCCATTTACATTCCGTATCGCATCCATCTCCACACAGGATATCCACTAGCCATACCTGTTCTTGGAATTCTCGCAAAGTTATCAAGTTGATCAAAATAAGAAGGTTTGTTGGATTTTGATTTGGTCTTCTGAGTAACAGTCCACTGCCTTTGAATTTCTTGATCTGCCTTCTGATGAGCCATTTGTTTAAGTTCATAGAAAGCCAGAGATTTGCTCTCATTAAGAAGTAAAGGAAATTGAAGATCATCAAGTACAGGCACAAAATTATCTTGTAAAAGAAACGTAGGAAGTATCTGTCCATATGCTTCTGTCTTTGAAGCTTGAAGAGTGCTATCCTGAGTTTTATCGAATGAATCAAAGACAACAAATTGATTACCGATAATAGTACACATTCTTGGTTGTCTATCTGTAAAATATTTAAAGATGAAATTATTACCACCTTCTTTAAATAGATAAGACTTCACATTATTCTGAGTAAGATCTAAACGATCTGTTATCTCGAGAAAATAATCAATAGGTGTAATTTGAACATAGGCGTAGCCAGGAGGAACAGTAGGACCACTTCCCACCGTTTTTAGATCAGTATTTAGATCATGACTGAAAGATCCAAATTGACTATTTTGAGTATTATCCAGAGGATTAGTATTATAATATTTCAACCAGTCGATTCTACTGACACCTGTAGGTAATGACATCGAAACGGGGAAAGATGAATTATCCGAAGGATTAAGTTGGAACAGTTGAAGATCTAATGTAAGATCTCCTCTGGCCATGATATCGTAATATTTATTCTGAATAATCTGGGCTACCTGCATAGACTCTACTGTGTCTCCGATTGAGTTCACCTCATCGGAGGACATAGCAGATAGAATATTCTGAACCATGTTTAGTAGAGTTTGTTGAGCCATTACGATTTAAAAATCCTTGCAACTGCTGTTGCACCTGAGTATATGAAATAGAAACCAACAACAGCCATTAAGACTTGCCATTGATCGGGAGAAACTGGTTCTGTACTTCCATGCGTCCAAGTTTGAAGTACTTTATCCCAAAGAAAGATCTTGGTGATATAGGCAGAGGGGCCTACTGCGAGGCCTGCTCTAACCCACATATCTAAACTTGAATGTTGAGAATCTGCCAACAGAGCAGCTCTCTTGGCTTCAAGAGTGTTTATTCGCTCTTGGGCAGCCGTCTTATCTTCTTCAGTCTGAGCCTTAAGAAGAGCTATCTTCTCGTTGGCAATAGCATTAGTTATGCTGTTAATTGTCTGGAATAGGCCAGGAAGAAGAAGACCTAAGAAACTTAGCATTAGGCTACAGGAGCGGGAGTCGCAGTCTTAGCCAACGAGGACCATAGACCAACAACTATAGCAGAAGCAGCAGCGCCGATTCCACTAATAACGGCATCACCGTTCCAATACTGCATTCCATAATGCGCCACTAGAAAGCCACCGGCAGCTGCAATAGCTGCACGAATCCAGCCACCAAGCTGAGTGGGACCAACTAGTGTAGAGAGAACGTTAATTACACTATTCATTTTGTTTTCCTTTTAAAGAGTTTGAGAATTAAATTCCAGTAATAATCTACTATTATGTTCCAACTGCCACTTGGCAGTGGCAAGGAGCTCGTAGGAAGCTCACTGGTAGGTTTTTTAGGGGTGTCAGGTAGGGTAGTAGCGGGGGACATGAAAAGCTCATGCTCGGCCTTCCTACGACGTATTAGACCTGCTAGGACTCGTCCACCTGCTTTATTGTACAAAAGAAGATGATCTGCAGCTTCCGTATACTTACCTTCGTTAAGAAGAGTAAGTGCAGAAGAGTGTCCTAGAGCACCAGTATTAAAATGGAAAGAAACAAGAGCATCATACTGATTTTGATTGAGTGGTACATGAACTAGTCTGTTGACTTCTTCTTCGACTCGTCCGAGATCCGATCCGAGTATTTGATCGGCTTCGTCTTTGCTAAGTGTCTGTCCAGCAAATACGATAGGAGCCCCAGCAACGCTAGTATGCCCATACCCGATAGTAAGTACTCCATGAATTGTGTCCCCGGCATTAACGATGTGATCATTGTAGTCATCGTAAGATTGTAAGATCAAACCCTCAAAGGATTCAATCAGTTTTCTTCCGTTGAGGCTTGTCTTCATATTCTTTAATTTTTTCCTGTAACTGTTCAACTTGATGTTGAAGAGCGGTTATTGTAAATGCATATTCACCGAGTAAAGCTTTAACTTTCTGTTCCATTATGCAACCGTATTAATAGCTGTCCAAGTCGTTGAACCAGTTGTGTTAATATAAGCTCGAGTGACGTTAGTAGTGCCGTCTGTTCTTATATACAAAGAACCTTGAGCTGCTGTTATCGTCGGAGCACCTACTCCGAAGTAAACACCTAAAGTTCCTGTTCCATAGAAATAAGCGTTACTTGCGTCGCCTCCAGATATTGCAGCTGTAGTTCCGCCTACTTTCATATTCCCGTTTGAAACTGTATTACCACTTGTAGTTATAGATACATTTCCATTCCCAAGTAATAGTGTTCCACCGGTTGCGGAACAACTCAACTGAGCTGAACCACTTGTTTGTCCTGCAATATTTATTTGGCCGGCTACAGAACCTATAGTCCCAACTTGAATCGGTTGAGAAATAGTTAAAAGATTTCCAGTAGCGCTTGAGAAGACAGAGACAAAACCAGAAGTAGTTCCGTTTAGAATTACATTACCACTGCTGACACCAGGAGAACCCGTTGTAATTTGTCCAGTTCCGTTTATTGCAAAGCCAGGACTTGCAAAAGCACTTCCACTAAATGTAGTAGCTGAGAAATCAACACCATTAGTTACAGAACCGCTTACTGTTTTAATAAGTGTTCCTGAACTCTTAACGGGGAATTGATTAATACTATCTCCAAATTGAATTCCTCTATTCCAACCTATCGCACCACTTTGATTAACGATACGAACAGAAGCATCATTACGTGAACCAGAAACAGCATCGTTGCTTGGTTGTACAATCGAAATACCCCACTTATCTAAGACAGTGGAACCTGCTACAGAGGTTACATTAAATTCATGTCCACAGACTTCACCTATGTTAATAGCAGCAGCGTTAAGAATAGCTGTTGAATTTCCACCGAAGAAGGAACCTTTTTCAGTACCGACTCCACCTCCATCACTAGAAACGGCTTGCATCGAAAACTGACCGCCAACGTAAAATCTACTTGTATTTGTAGCTGAAGTCGGTGAAGTTAATTGACCAACTGCTGTAAAAGCTTGGCGAGATCCTTTGGTACTTGATCCCCCAAAGTTATGGAAAACATTGAAATTAGTTGCAATGTTTCCTACACCGCTGGCATCTAAATTATCAACTCCAACAGAGAAAGAATTAAATGTATTATTACTTGTGAAAGCACCTGGAGTTGCGATGTTTCCGAGTAAACCTGCACTAAAAGATTGTACTCCTGACCAAGTATTAACCCCATCTAGAAATGGGACTGTATGTCCAGATGTACCCGTAGTTGCATTTACAATTGTAATATTTTGAGCACTCGTTACATCAGCAAGTCTAGCTGGAGAATTGAGAGTTGTGGGAAACGGAAGATTAATAATTTGATTCCCATTCATATCTAAAGTGGAGAGCATCTGATTAGGACTAACTCCACTTCGAGATAAGACATCCGTAAAAGCTGTAGTTATAGCTGCGTTATTAGTGTTGACAGTGTTAACTGCCGACGTATCGTTTTGAAACGTAGCTACGTTGTTTAAGTTAATATTTTCAGCCATAATCTACTTTCTTATTAGGCCCACACGCTGTAAGCCGGAGCAGTCGTAACGTTTGTAAACTGAAGATAAAATGTCTTCTGACTCCCAGTCGCGACTGTACCTGTAGTACCAGCAACAAGAGTGCCACCAGTTCCAACAGCGACAGTTGCACCAGCAGCTCCATGAGAACTCACATCGAATGTAATCGTTGTACCGCCAGTAGCAGTAGCATTAGCGCCCGAATATGTAGTTGCTAATGCAGCTAAAAGATTAGTAGCAGTATCGATTGTAAGTGTGGTTGCACCGGCATTTGTTGAAACAACAATACCTGGAGCCATTGCAGCGAGTGTTAATGTTGCAGATGTGCCTGAAACAACAGTAGGAGAAGATCCGTTAACATCAATGACAATGTTACCAGAAGAACCTCCTGTTGGAATAGAACCTGGAGTAGCGTATGCAATTGAATTAACAATAACATCATTACCCGTCAAATCTACCCGTCGTGAAGTATCGACCATTATTTTCCTTTCTTTAGTGATGAGGAGCTGCTTACAACAGCTCCTCAATCGCTAATTAGAAGTTAATATCACCATAAATGGTGTAACGAAGCCTAAGCTTGATAAGCCCGTTAGTAAATGCACCAGTAGCGATAGTGCTAATCCAAGCGCTCTGTGGGAGCGGTGTAATAGCATTAGTCACCAAAGGAACATTTCCCATCCAGTTACCGCTCGTTCCAACTGCAGTTGCAGTGTCCCACCTGAGACCTGTAGTAGCTGCTTGTGTGAACGAAACTCGCTGACCAGCCACCATATTGGCAGTAGCCAGTGTACCGATCAACTGACTGCCTGCATTAGGAGTCACTTGAACGAATGTAGAGTTCGGAGAACCGGGGCTTGTTGTCACCAAACCAACTGCGATGCTAGTACCACCAGTGGCAGTAATAAGACCTTCAACAGTCACTTCTTCAAAGAAGAGCTGAGGAGTTGTAAGAGTGATTGTAGTACCACCAGTATTAACTGCATTAACCTGCAAAGGCACGAGGTTAGTCAGTGATTGAATACCTGCCGCAATAACAGTAGTATTGCCGGTAAACGTTGTGGGTGGAGCTGGGACAGTGTTACCAGCGATTACCATTGGAACAAGAGGAATGAGTTGTTCAATTTCCCTTGTTTCACCGTAAACGAGATAATCACCACCGAGTTCTGGGATTGCCTTCTGCGTACCATACTGCAGAGGCAGTCCATCTTGATTATACCAAAAACCTGCGACCATGTAATATCCTTTCTATTAGCTAGGCACCACGGAGGTGTTTGTGAGGATACAAATGAAGTTCTCAGGGCGGTAGAGCTTAAAGCCCCATTCCGCAATGGTCAAATACTCTTCTTGCTGCAAGTCTTTGTTGAACTCAGAGTAGACAGTAGGCAGTTGCCTAAAGGCTCCCACCCACGGCAACGTATCGCCGGGAGCTGCAGAGAAGAAGTAATTGGCCACGCCATTGGTAACTGAGTTTGCAACACCACCTGTGGTAATCGTTTCAGAAGCGATTGACGGAAGATAGTTAGACACGTAAATGTCGAACCCGAACAGGTTGAACCTGAACTTGAATCCCGTAACAGCGCCGTCTTTAACGACGTTTTCCCACATGGGCATTGGAGACAGCAGGTTAACAAGATTAGCCTGTGTTTGAATTGTATAGGCAACAGAGGGATCCACAATCGCCACCAGGTTTGTCAGGGGAACATTAGCCTTTGTGAGTGCATAATGTGCCCTTGCGAAATCTGGATAAGCGATAGCAGAGTTTGCGCCGGTACCAACCCACCGATGATCGGCGAGATTGATAATATTTGGATTGCTTGCCGTTTGAGCCGAATTACCCTTCGAGAGGATATTTGTTTCAACAGCTTCCATAAGAGCGCGATGCTGACGAGGAACGAACGCAGCGATAACATCGGCTGCATAGAAACTGTCCCTCTTGAACTTCTCGCTGATAGAGTTAGCTGAGTACTTGTAATTATCAAACTGGAACGTAAAGTTACCAGTTGCCATTGCATTGTACTTAATTGCCTGACCTTCTGTGAAGTCAGCAGTTTCAGCTTCGCCGATGGACGGGATGTTAATCAACACGCCATCTGGAAAATCTTGAATCAGTCGGACCCATTTCATGGCGTTCAGTTCGTCTAGAAGCAGCTCTTTAATGTGGCGAGACCACAGCTGCGTTCGCAACAGAAACTGAGTATTCTGGTCCATAAAACCAGCCATAATCTAAGTCTCCTTAATAAGTGATACGAAAATCTCTTTCGTATCTGTCGAAATCGCCATCATTGAATCGTTCTCCTAAACGGATGGCATCATTGTGCATTTGAACATTTGTCTCGCGTGTTGCCCACTTCTTGGGATTCTCTTCCTTGAGTTTCTGATACCAAGACCAAGTACGCTCCTCTTGAGGAGGTTTGTACTGACTTTGATTCATAACGTTTCGAGGAGGAGATCTAAAGGGATCTTTGACTTGAGGAGTTTCGTCAACACCAAGCATCTTCAAAAGAGCTTTAGGAGAGGTTTTAGCCATATCATTGAGATATGTTTCTGAAATTCCGAGATCAGTCATTTGCTGAGAAAGGGCTGTGTTGTAATCACGCCCATACTGTTCTGTGAGTTTTGTCTTGACATAATTAAGATTATCGGTATGCTTACGAGACTGTTCTCGTTCCTGCATACGATTGTCAATCAAACTCTCGATTTGTTTTGCGTCAATACTAGGAGACTTGTCCTGAACAAGGGTTTGAGGTTCAGGAGGTAACTGTGAACGATTCTGCCATTGGTCGAGCATTTCATTCAACTTTTTACTAGCTGCGTTTTCATCTTGCAGGCGTAGGAGCTCTTCGCGCATTTGGTCCATTTTCGCGTTATTTGTTTTGAGCATCTCGTCTGCGTACCATTTTCCTTTTGCTAGTTCTTTATCGTCTTTAAACTTCTTTCCATCGCCAACTAGCTCGGCGTGGAAATCTCTGTCCGGGTACTCTGTCTGACCCAGTAAACTATCGGTCATAGTTTCCTTTCTTTAATAAACTCTTGGAGTTCTAATGCGAAGTATATAAACCCGATCAAAAAGGTTCGATCTTCATAGTTTAATGCTTCATTGCTTATTAATTTCTTTTGTATTGTTAGTGCTTCTGTTTTCATGTTGGTATTATATCCTGTTATAGACAATAAGCTGTACGACTGCGCTACGCGCAAATCCTTGTATATTTCAGTTGTTTATAGCCATATATAATACCAACATGTTATGTTGTTCCTAATGTTCCCGACGGGGTCGCGTTAGCGGGTGGTTGTCTCTGAAGATTCATCGGAGTGTGTTCCGGTTTGGTATCTGGTCCATTCAAATCGAAATCACTTCCTTGACCACTAGCGGTCATAGTGGATTGATGCATTTGTTCTTCAAGAGCATGAGAGAACTTCTGAGCATCGAATTGTTCTGCAATTGCTACGTTGGGCATAACAATCTGATAGTCAGCGATGTCAAAAACCTGTTCAAGAACCTGTGCCATACGTACGCCTGAGAAGTGCGGTTGCACTGTAGGCCATAGGTTGGATCCTGTCAGACTTGTGAGATTCTGAATTAATTCTGCTTGCTCAGCGAAATGACGAGCGGCTACGGGTTTAATACGGCCAATTCCTGTGATGTCCTCGACCGTTAACTCTTGGAATGTAGCGATCTTGAGTTGGTCGTCAAATATGCGTATGGCATTTACGCCGGTCATATTGCGCCTTGCCAATTCCAACATGGCGTTCAAGAGAGGCTCAATCATTTCTTCTTCGAATTGTGAGATTTTATTTTGAAAGAGTCGTGCAGCTGCATTCTCAAGCCGCTGTACTTCGTACTTGGTTTTCTCTCCAGGAGTCCTAAAGCCCATGGCCTCCCTTGGCGCACCTGCCATTTCTTCCATAAGGCGTTCCAGATTTTGTACTTCCATATTAGCGTTGAGAGCCTGGACGTCCGGAACGACCATCTCCACATCGCCTTCCTCACCTGTGAAGATCTTCTCGCCTGGTCTCCAAATATACTCTTCGACGAAACCTTTAATCTTCTGTACTGGGTAAGTGACAAGGTCAAATACGTCTGCTTTCATGTTTTCGACATGATCCATCCGATATTGCATACCGATTAGATTGTCTAAGGGACCCATGCCCCAGAGATTTTCTTGTTTCTTTCTCCAAGGAACATGGTATATTGGAGGCTTCGCGAAATAAGAAGCGTTAGGTCTATTTTCAATGAGCTTGTGTCTATCGACGACAGTGATCACTCGATTCTTTTCGAAGTGATCGTTTATGACGTCGTACCAGTCTCCGTAGAAAGTGAGAACTTCCACAAAATCGGAGAGGAGGTAGGCTCTAAACGATGTGAAACCGTCCATGGAGTATAGACGATCGCGCTGTTGCCAGTCACCCTGAAACGTTCTAGCGTGGAATCGTATGTTACGTAAGTATTCATATAATTGTTCCATTGCCACGCGATTCTCATCGGTGGACATTCTTTGTAGATAATCTCTAAGTTCACCCAGAGATATGATTGAACGGATCATCTTAGGAGAAGACTCGAAGTTCTCTGCCGTGGGATTCATTACAATGTCTAGTGGGCTAATACGTCTAATAGCTGGGCCTACGTAGCCTGCTTGAGTTTTTCCTAATTGAGCCACTCTATTGTCAATCCATTCAACAGTCGCAAAGCAATTTCCGAAGTCGATATAGTCTAAGATGATTTTATATATTTCTGTTTTGAAAGCCTTCTGATTGATCGCCCAACTCATATAGTTGGTGATTGCATCACGCTTTTGTACTGAATTTGAGTCTTTTTCGTCTGCTTCCCATATGAGCCACTTACGCTTGGGAAAGCTTGTAGCTGTATAATTGCTGAAGAGATTATCTCTTATCTGGCAAAGTTTCGGGACAGTCGTCTTATTCTTCCACGGGAGCTGCGCATTCGTTGTTTGTGTCGTATCTGTCGCATAGACGTAGCGACGGATCTCTTCCCAATCGATTTTCTTGACATTACGGAGTGTATCCCATTCGATCCACCTTTCAGTGATTCGAGTAGCAAGCATATCCGGTGTAAGGACATTATGTAGTTCTAGCGTTTTTCCGGTCATTTAATATATCTTCAACAGACTCCTTCACCAAATATCGTTGGCTACCTACTTTTATAAATGATCCACCAGCGATATGGGGACCGAACTCTAAGATCTTCTTTTCGTCTACGGTTATTTTACTACCGTTGGGAGCAGTTAAATTCATCTTGAACCTCTAGCTAAACCACATTTCTTGCATTTCTTTGGATATATTTTCCATGATTCTGAATTATATTCTCCACAACTACAGATCCATTTTATTGGAATCTCATTCCAATCAATCAAAGAACACCTCCAAATTTCTGGTGGAAACTAAAGTCTGTATTCAAAGTTCTTGCATATGAGAAGAAGCTGGTAGGAGGTACAGCCATAGATATTACAGCTGCAAGTGCATCTTTCACGTCATCGTGAGGAGGATTCATCACTACGAGTTCTTCTTCTAAGATTTGACAGTTACCACTAGGGTAATGCCATATCTGACCATTATCGTATCTAGGTTCTAATACAGCTGCTATACGTTCTTCCTTAGCGCCTTCTAAACGAGAAGGACGATATTCGTCTACAGACAAAGACAAACCATTAGGACGTATGTAGTTGTTTTTAAGATCATTAACTATTGATATTTGAGCGCCTGATACTTCAGCGCGTATCTTTCTGAAACCCCATTTCTCATATAACTTTAGAATTCTCTTGTAATATTCTGAATGTTTGTCAGTCTTGAACCGATCTATCTCTAGGATGTAATAATTGTTGAAACTGTCGCAACCTACTGTTACAATAGCGCTGTAATCTGATTTCTTTCCGATGGTATAAGCGAAGTCTACAGCTGCAAATATGTTCAAACGGTTGTTCTTGTAATACCATTTACCTTCCTTACAATGTAGGAAGTTCTGATCATAATATTGAAACTGTTCTCTCTTGATTGGAGCTGACTCTGCATCCCGAGGATCATTGTAATACTGAGCTCTGAAGTGTGTTTTATTGAGATACTGAGCTTTCTTAATGGCTAAGATCTTTGCATCGAAACCAAACCAAGCACCATCTGAACGTTGTTGGCGGGGCCAGAGGAACTCACCAGTTCCATCTCCCATCGATTCTACTTCATGTTGCTTAACTTCGAATAGAGAACGTTTATTAACGAGATCACCGATTTCATCGTATTCTTCGACTTCCATTTCGATAAGTCTGGAATATAGATCACTAGGATGATATCTAGTACCTACGACCCATTCGCGTGCACCTACACCTTCTACTGAGGATAAATAACCGTATTGGCTGGCAACTCTATCCCTGCCTTCTTGAGTATATGCGTTGTCTTCGACGACAACGTCGTCCAAGATGGCGATGTCGCAGTGCAAACCAACAATATTGGTAGTGAGTCCTGCTGTGAATACGGTAGGTTCTCTAATGTATTCTTCTCGTCTTTTCGGATGGTCAACGGATATTTCCCTTTCAGTCCACTTCTCTCTACGAGCTTCCTCTGGAAAGACCATATCTGGCCAAAGTAACCGATATTGATCACAAGTCAGAATATCTTTAAGAGCTTTTAATTGTTTGGTTGCGAGATTGGATGTTGCTGATATTAGCAGAATTCTAATAGCAGGATTACGTGTAATCTCCCATGCAGCTCTAAGAACTACAAGGGCCGATTTCATGTGATCGCGGGGTAGAAGAATGAGCTGATGTGTTAAAGCATCTTGTCGTGTCCACCAGGATATCACTTCTCTATGAATATTGCCTAAGACTCTACGAGGTTGAATGATTTCAATGAAACGTTCGAATCTGGATTCAGCTTCTATTCTATGTTGTTCACGAGCTTCTTTAAGCTTGGAAACACGTTGTACTTTCTCTACAGCCTCAATTCTATCTTTAGTACGTTTATTGAGTGAACCCTTAGGCCTACCCTTCTTTTTTTCAGTCGATTCCATGTCCATCTCTACGAAGATAATCTAAAACCTTATCAAATCTGCGTTCAAACAATTCAAGACGATCTTTTAAAAACAATACATCTTTAGTTAAGATAGCTGATTCAATAATCAGCTTATTCAAGATCTTAATATCTTCTTTGATATCTCTTATATCTTCTTTAATAACAGAGGCGTCATACGTTTGTCTCCAATAGAAGCCCGCTCCAGCAAATATAACTGTTACAAGAGTTATTAAAGTTCCTAAACTTATTTCCCAAACAATCATTCACTAAAGACTTAAGCCTATATTGATTTTAATATGTTTAACAGACATTAATTAAGACCTACAATTAGGGTAGCTGTAGTACCTGTTGAAGATACCCTACTAACTTGAATAGGGAGAAGTGTTCCTGCGGGAATACCCGAAAACAACACTGAATTACCATCGCCTGCCATATTAACAGTCAAAGTACCAGCACCGCCTATCCAAAGAGCACGAGTATTTGATGTTAAATCAACACCATCTGTAGGTGTGATTGCGACTGCTGTACTCGCAGCAGCAGTAACATTACTAACAAATCTATTAGCCATTATGATCTTCCTTTTCCAACGGTTTTACCAGTACCCTTCATCTTGGAATTCCAAATCTTAGCGGCTTTTACTGTACCGTATTTACGTTTTAATTTAAGATAACCTGCGGGCATTATACCAATTGCACCGTTTTAACAGTCCCGAAAACCACATTGATTCCCGTTGCTGTTGCCGTCGCATTTCGTGACATCGTAACCGTTGCTGTTCCGCCTCCTGAAACAACTCGTGTGTTTGCTGGAATACCTGCACCAGAAATCCAATCACCATTTTGAAGCACAGTTGTAGGCGAGACACTTGAAAGCGTAGGACTAGTGTTCGTTGTATTTGCTGTAAGAGCTGCAGTAGGCGCGGATGCCCATTCGTTAACAACTACCGAAGTTGTACCTATGTTATATGTTTGATCATAATAACTTAGAGGATAGAGCAAATTACACGTAACTACGCTACCAACTATACCGGTAATCTGCACAGCCGGAACAGTGTGTTGAACCAAAGACTTGCCAACAGCATTGAACCGCCACATGATTAAATCACCAATTTGCAACCCAGATGGATCATTATTATTAAAAGTCAATGTTGTAGACGTAAAGACAATTGCTGATTGCGCACCGATATTGATATAATTATCGCCAGCACCCGGTTTATACTGGTATAAGTTATTTGCATCTCTAAGTTTACCTTCTGACCAGTGCGCACTTACGCGACTCGACAAACTAAACTGTCTAGATTCATTTCCGTATATAACTGCATTGGTATTGTCAGCAACTCGGCAGTTACGTAATTCGACAGGATACTGAAAATCAAGCGAGCCGCCAATAAAAGGTTGAAATCGGTTAGCCATACGGATAAATGCACCACGCATAGTCAATGGCTGACCAACAAGTGCAAATGAAGATGCGCCGTTGGTCGAATCTTCACTCAAACCACCACCGTTCCATTCAACAGGACTCGATGCCGATTCTAAAACGATTGGACAGCGAGTCTGTGGGTAAAGTGTCTGGTTAAGTACATGGCAATCAAAGCCATCGAGAAGAAGCGGAAAGGAAGATGGCGATGAACCAGTTCCGATTTGTCCCAAACGATGAACACTCTCCGCACGACCTCCGAACAAATTCTGAGGACCAAATGAACCACCCTGTGAAAAACACTCAAATCCAGGACCATATTGGACCTCAATAAGAGTCATGGGATGCCCTTGTTGTTGACCATATTCCAACATATCCACACAGGTACGACAAAATCCAATGTTACCTCCAAAAACTGTGCAGGCATCCGACTGAGACTGACCAGAGGCAATCCCAACTTTTGCATATACAATTTGTGGATTGATAATACGAACATTGTCACCATTAGCGACATTTTGCTCACTGTTGTGCATAATACCTACAACAAAATTCCAAAGACCGATATTATCAAGCACGACGTCAGATGAGCCAGTAGTAGCACCTTGGTAGGTAAGTCCCGGATAACCTCCGTCTGGAGGTGTAGATCCTACTCCTCCATCAATAGAAATACCACAATGTGGACTGTATCGTGAATCACGCAAACTGCCCGTAACCCATGCCGCATTGTACAACATTGGACCGTAGTTAGCTATAAATGTTTGAGGAGCAATATTGCCACCCAACACCATGAAATGTCCAAGATAACAACCGAAACCACGTTGAATAATGATCGCTGGTTTATTTGTTATCGCCGTTGCATCAATTATAGTTTGAGTTTGATTTTTACTAAAACCACGTCCAGCACCAACTATATGACAAGACTGTTGATTACTTCCCTGTTGCGTTACAAACAAAGGGGAAGTGATCTTGTATTTACCTGCTGGAATATAAATACCAACATTGTTGATTGCTCCGAAAGAAAAAGCAGAATTTAACGCAGCTGTATCATCAGCAACACCATCTCCTATAGTTCCAAAAGCCAAGGTGCTCATAACATTGGCTGATACACTACTTCCTATAGTAGTTGCATTAAAAGGGCCTACTAAATCAGGTTTAGATACTCCTACTCTTAAACTATTACAGTATAGATTTTGACCACCTAAATCAACGATGGTACTCATATCTGAAAAAGACATTAGACCTTCTGTTCAGCTGGCCATGATGTGGGAACACCGAGTTCTCGTTCTTTACAGTTTGTGTGATCTCCACCATCCTGAACCGAATACATGAGACTTTCCATGGAAGGACGATTCTGATCTCCTGTTTCAGTGGAAACACAGTATTCGTTGCCTAGATTGTCTTTATATGTGAATTTGGGCGTAGGAAGAGACCTATTTCCAAGATAAGCCATTAATATTCTCCTTGAGGAGTCATATTGGTAGCCGAATCAACAGGAAGCTGTGGAGCTGCTGGCCCCATTAATTGTTGATCCAAATTGGGGGTCTGACTCTGTGAACCCATATGATTTGGTTGAACTGTTCCTTCCGAAGGGAAAGAAGAGTGAATGTGACTTGCTTTTGTCCTTTTTTTCATCTTAATCCATACCCATTTTACCGGTTCCAGAACCAATCTTTCCGCGTGTTGACCCGCCTGGATCCTTAGTCACAGCACCGCCACCACCTAGCCCATGGCCTGACGGCGTGATTGGACCTGAAGTGCTAGATGTATGTGATTTCGAACCCATATGGGAGGGGCTTGCTGAGCCCTGCATGTGTTGATATGACGGTACGTTGTGTACTGCGTAATCCATTATTATTAGTTTCCTTTTCTTTTTTCCATCTCGCCTTTGCGGCTTCAGATTGAAATGTTGATTTTTCTTCTTCGGTCATAGAACTCATACGAGCCTTACCACCTTTAACTGTTACACCTGCACTAAGGATTGCACCCCATTTAATCCGTGCTGGCATAGCGTTATATTTGATATCCATCCGTGCTGGCATTATCGTAATCTTTAAAAAATCCGTGCTGGCATTCCATGCCATCTAATCAAATTAAGCCATCCTGCAGCTGATCGTTTTACATCAGCTTCAGTAAGTTGTTTACCTGCAAAACCTTGTTCCACAGGAGGTGGAGGCGGAATTGGGAGATTACTTGTGTCGATAGACCAGAATTGGTCGATCGGAACGTTGCCTCTAGGGAGAGGCCAATCAGTTTGAATAAAGGGTTGTCCTGATACAAACTGCAATAAAAGCTCTGGATTTGCAGCCCAAAATTGATCAAGAGGTGCAAATGTTCGTGGAAGTGGCCAATCAGTCTGATTAAATGGATTCTGAACAAAAAATGTTGAGTTTAATAGATTCTGTATCCATGTCTGATCAATTGGCTGACGAACCACTGGAAGTGGTGCATTTACATTTTGAAAGAATGGCGTAGGCTTGGGTAGAAGCTGTAGATTATTTTGCCAGAACTGATCAATAGGATTAAATATTCTGGGTAAAGGCCAATCTCTTTGATTGAATGGTGCCTGAAACGCAGGAGCCAATGTATTTTCAAGAAGATTTTGAAACCAATCTTCATACCAGATTGTTCTCTGAGGATTAGGCCAATCCTTTTGTATGAACGGATTCTGTGTAACTGCTGTTAACGCATTACCAGAGACAGTCCAACTCTGATACCAAGTCAGATTAGGTATATTATTTTGACTTAAATCTAAACCAAATGGTTGACCTTGAGGAGTCAGAGGTATCGGAAGACTAGAATTACCTGTTTCTTGCCAAAGATTGACGTTATAATAAACAGGTGGAAATGCATATGTATCTATTGGTCTAAACGGAGTAGGACGAGGTAAAGTAGTCCATTCTCTCCAATCTTGATACCAATTTACAGGATAAGGATTAGGCCAATCTCTTTGAACACGTAAAGTCTGAGTTAATAACGTAGGAACGGGAAGAGTAGTTAATCCACTCTCTGTCCACTTTTGCCATTCGGAATAGACAAATCCCCTTGGAGGTAAGTCGTAGATCTTTCCAACAACAGGATTAGCAGTTACTGCAGCCGCTTTAAAAGCCATTACAGCTACAATACATGTATCTGTAGTAGGATTTGATGTGAATGTTGCTGCTATAGTTCCTGCAGAAGACTGTATCTGACTTTCATCTGCCATAGGTCTGACAAAGCCAGAACCTTGTCCACTATTTCTTATGGTAAATCCAGAACCAACTGTTAGAGCAGTATTACTGATTGCACTTATAGCAGAGCCATAAATTAAATCACCACCAACAGTGGTAGTTATATTTCCTGAAGAAACTGTTGCTCCGCTAGTCTGCTGCGCTATATGCCCATCTAGTGGAGTTGTAGTGGCTACACCCGACCATTCTTGTACTTCAATTCGAGTGACTATAGCACTAGCACTGAATGTGGCAATAATAGAAGTAGGTGCTCCAGATATGTTGGGTAAATAGAATGTCGCCATAGACACACCATCACCTGCATCATCTGTATTATCTACAATATTGTAAGTTACGCCATTATTATCTTTGACACTCGTTAGAGTCTGAGGATCGTTCCAAACAACTGAACCACAGATCAAATTACCTGTTGTTCCCGCTGTAATATTTACAGTTACTGTTGTACCTGAACCATTATCAGCAGATATAGCTTTTTGAACAAAGGTAATAGCCATTTAAAACTTAAACGTCAGGTTCTCTAATGTAACTATTAAATTGAGAAGCTACTGCATTAGAAATATGAGTATCTGTTACTAAAAGTGCTTGTGCAGCTCTATTAGCGAGAGTTAGAGGAACTGTTCCTGCTACTGTAGCATCTGCTATAACAGTTGTATCTGTAGCTACTGTATTGGAGAAAATAGGTACCCAAGGATTTACTCCTTGCGCATTTAGAGATGCTGTAAATACTTGGACTACATAATTAGCACGTTCTCGATGAAAGGGAACAGTTGCTGGATTTTCAGTCGCAACTACTTGACAAAACGTGAATAAAGCTGCTCCGACCCTACCTTGAAAAGCAGGGTCGCCAGCGAGAATAGCAGCGTCGTTAAAAGCCATTAATAAGGCTCATAGATAATATGCACGTTAGCAGTAGTAGACGCACCAGTACCAGCAGACATATTCAAAAGAATAGCCTGACCGAAGGTAACAGGAGGACCTGCAGCAAAGATAGCATTACCAATTAAGGTAAACTGTTGTGTGGGAGCTGCGTTCCATCGTATAATACCACCGAAAGTGTTTAGACCAACGTTAATCTTAGGTGCGGTAATAGCATTGGACGCTTGAGGTTGAGTAGTAACTGCAGCAATAAAGGTTGTATTGATGGTTGGAGTCGCATTGGATTGCATGGGACCATCTGAATTGGGAGCAGCTAGAGCAGATGCACCGCCAGTCTGAGCAGTAGAGATCGGGATAAAAGCAAATGCGCCGATAGTTGATGCAGAAGCAGTCCCTGAAATCAAGATTTCGTTGATGTCCGTAACCTGTGTAGTAGACGAACCAACCATAGCCATATAGCCAGAGGTGGTTGCAGCAGTAGCTAAGGCAGTAGCTGGGAATGTAACACCAAAGGTGTTAAACGATCGTTTAGCCATTAATTTTCCTTAAGGTTTGAATAGAAGGTTAAATCTTCTTCTTGTTGTTGAATATAAGTTTTATGTACATAATCTGGTAATTTCATCGTTATTCCGCAATTGTCGCAAATGTACTTATTACATTTCTGACAATAGCTTCTTTCTCTCGTACGAAGAGGATTCATAATAACGACGGTACCACAATGAGAACAATGATTTGTCTTGGCTTCGAAGAGTTGACCTTCTCCAGCAGCTAAAGGACCATAACCGAGCTTCAGAGCTTCTTCTTCAGTGAATCCTGGAGAAGCTCTATGATCAATCATTAAATATCCTTCATGAATCTGTTTTTCTCTTGACAAACATTCTTCCTTCTGTTATAAATAGACAAATGAAAATAATAGTATTATTTATTATTTTGTAGTATTATTTATTTTGAGTGCATTATACCACAATTCCGTAACTTTGTCAAGTAAAATCGTACATAGAAGGAAATATATTTTTATGAGTGATAAACTGAAGATTCAACAAAAAGATATAGATCTCTTTAATTTCGATGAATATTGGAATTTCTTCCCGTATTCACAACGTGAAATAGATATTTCACAGAAAGATATACAAACAAACCTCCATGAAGACTACGATGCCCCGCCAAGCTCATTAGAAGGCCGCTGATGCATTATTTACATCACCCTGCTAGGGTAGTACCATCCCCATGTTTTTGAACATCCTGAGCCTTCCTAGGCGTAATATTGAAATTCCGTTCTCACGAAATCATTATTTGAATTTTTGCCGGGATTTTTACGGGACGGAATACATCCGCGGCCAAGACCCCCCGGCACCCCTTGGGAGGGGGTCGAACCACGTCAAGAATCTAAGTTGATAAAGTACACACCTCATAATGACGGACGATGCTGAATAGTATAAGCATGAACCGTCATAATCCTTTAGAATCCGGACGTATTACTC